CTTCCAACCCCGTTTCGAGGAAACTCGGCGGGGTACCGAGTACTCATCCGGCCTCAGCTCTGCTGCACTACCTGTTACGGTAGAGCCACAGTCTGGAGGGGTACGCGTCACATCACGGTACTTCAAAGTCCACCGATTAAGGTAAGACTCCGTTGTTACACGATGATGCTTCGACAATACCGCTCGCGGTGCTGGTCCATAAGCTTCCATATTGTACGTTCTCCGGTTGAACCGGGTCCGTATTTTATGTAGGCGGTTTAGGGCCGACACGTCTGCGTGTGGTCGCACGAACTGTACTGAACCCCGATCCACCGTAGTATACGGTACGGGTACTTCAGCGGCAACGAGGTTCTCCACCTCGGTTGCCAAGTGCGTGAAGCCTCCAGCGAAAGCCGCGTTCGAAAACGCGACCGCCGCCATGAGGGCTTGAGGAGTCCAACGGGATGATTCGGGTAGCAACTGCTTGAATCGCAGAGGTGTGACCACAACGCCTTTGAATGCGTCGAGACCGCATGATTCCCTAAAGGAACCACTAACACAGCTCTTTGAAGTGTTCAGGACTAGTCCTGTAAACTCTAGAAGCTGCTGCACTACAAGATAGTCTTCCTTGTAGCACACGATATCATCTCCGTACACCCATACCCGTTTTCGCAATTGAGCGAGGGGCATAGGTGTGCGATGGTATATCGCGGAGAGGGCTAGGGCCCAGAATACGACTGCCTCCACAGGGAAGCAGACGGCTGAACCCATTGATGCGAACTTATTCAGTTCCATCACCTCTCCCGTTGGGAGTAGCGTCTTGCTAGACCGAGTTGCCATCAAGGCCGTTACCCAATTTGATGGGAATAACGCACAGAGATGCAACAAGGATACTCTATCAGACGCCTCCTTCATATCAAGCGTGACAAGGTCCTTTCGAGGCTTTCGGCCTCTTACAGGAATGTCCGCCCAGCGTGGGATACTCTTCACATCGCCAACCTCCGGAGGAGGCTGTGTGTTGGAGTCCCACAAACACAAAGGCATATCGCCACTCTGTGCATTCTCATGCGCAGAAGCAGATGCTTCCCAAGCCAGATACCGGTTAACGGTCTGACTCGTGAAGTTGACGTGCCCTCGTGTTAACCAGTTAGATTCAAGTGCCTTGACTAAGCACGCTAACTGGCCCTGTTGGAGCCACTGTATTTCAAGTGGTTCCATTGATATTAGCCGCGGACCCCTGGAGTCCTTCGGAACCAGTACTACTTTCGCAGTGGACTGATCCTTAATCTTCCAGGGGTGTAACAACCCGGATTCGCAGCGAGTTTTAAGCTCGCCTTCATCTAGGCATTCCGATATGTGGGTAGCGTTCATATAAAAGAACGCGTCCACCGGATAGATGGCGTTGGCCTCAGTATAAATCGTATCGAAATACGACTTCTCCCAAGGCTTCTGACCACCTGCTACTGATCCCGGGCCGTGCTTCGGAATTACTCCCGTTGCATCGACCCCACCGAGTACGCGCTTCACTAAAGAAGCAGCATACTTGAGTTCGCTTACGCGAAGTGGATCACTTGTATCCCAGCCCGTTAAGGCTAGGTCGACTTGTTTAAACCTCTCGATGAAATCAGAGGTCACAGACTCGTCGTACGGCATCTCTAGCTTATAAAATAAGTAGAGCAACTGTCGAATACATCGTAGTGCATATGGATTGGCGTCAGCCAATTCATACCCATCAACAGAAAACACGTGTTCTAATAGCCACCCAAGGAACTTGGGGAGCTTACTGTCGGCTCTCAGAGAGAAGCCGACAATAGTTAGAACAGCGCCTGTTGCTAAAGCATTGTCAACGCTTTTTGCAATAGAAGGTAGAGTCTTCGTAAAGAACTCTACGCCCTCAGCCTCGAATCTGCGCTTAATTAGGCGCAGATCACGAAGGTGTTCTGTTTGTGTATGTGCAGGAAACGCACTAGCTACATCACTGTAGCAAGCGCACAATATGTCGTGATACTTGGTATATACTTTGTTATTCATGACGTTGGCTATTCTTGTTTTCCCCTTTCGAGGTGTTACAGTCCCAGCCTGCTTGCTACGGAGTCCTCTTGAACCAAAAGTCCAATACTCCTATCAGCACTATGAATACTGTTGACAGTCACGGAATGTGACTGAGCTCTAACGAGCAACAACAGTTAGTGCCATTCGTATCAGATCCAAACTTCCTTGGGCGAACCCAGGGAAAAGAAGGATCGCAATTCCTGCGGCTTCGTACGCTCTCATAGAAACTTGTTTCTGTAAGGGTTAATCGTTAGACGGCAGAAGTACTTAAACTTCTCCGTTGAGGATTCGTACGAGGTTGGCGTTTGAGCTTGCTCGGAGCATGGAAACCACGCTAAGCAAGTCATCGACCAATTGAGCAGCAGTAGGCGTCGAGCCCCCTAAACGTGGGACCTCCAACACGATTTGGACAGACCGGTTGACCCGGTAGTCTGTGTCGATATGGGTGGTCTGCACGCAGTTGACGTCGAGTCGGCACAAGTGCCGGTCGAAGACAACATCGGGAGCTGGAACGGACGCATTGGCAACCGTCTTAAAGCCCTTCGCGGTCCGCACAGAATGCGAGATCTTGAAGTTCTCAGGATTGGTTTGCGCAACGGCCGCAGCCGAACGAATGGACGATCCTGCCACATTATTCAGAAGTGAATAAATGGTTGGGGAACTAGTTCCCGCAGTGATCGTCGTTGATGGGTCGAGTGTGAGGTCAATGGCAAGCATGACTGTATTGTTGTGTTTGTTTTGGTTATAGTGCACGAGGCGCTCTTGTAAACGGCTTATGGCCGTCGAAGAGAGTATCATCCTCGCTTGAATCTCTGTTTATTTCCGGAAATCGCTAGAGCACCCGCAAGGGAGTACTGCATAGCGCCGGGAACAGAGACCGTCAAAGAGTGCATCCGGGGTATCCACGGTGCACGCTCGTAATAGTATCGTTCGTCGGTCCACAAATTAACTTCCGTATATTTTTGGTTGTTAAAGTGTGGTAATACACCGGTAATAGATCCTATTGAGTGATACTTCACAGAATGCGAAGCATCAAGTATTACTATGTTCATACCTAGGTCAGTGGGACTAAAGGAGCGCAAGAAGCCTCCGATGTCCACCAACCAGTCGACGACGAATGAGAAGGGAATAGCATTCCAGACAACTGCGGGGTCAAACCTGACCCCAAACGCGTCTAGCCATCCCCTAATTTTCCGTCGCACGCCTGACACACCCGGGATCGAGTATGAATAGACGAGAGTCGCGTGATAGATAGGCTCTAATACCCACCTACAAGAGGCGGTTAGTTTCGCTTTATTTGCTCCTTGCTGGTTCATCACTGAACCAAAACAGAAGTTCATATCGCGATCACCTATCTTCACGGACGGCAATTCATTGGCACTTAGTCTACGACTAGTATTCCGACGAACAACCCGACCTGCGTGAGACTCCAAGTACGACAAACGTTTGTCGAACCCCTTGAGAGCCTTCATCATCTCTTTAATGTCAGAGATGAGCGGTTTCCAACCGAAGTTATAGTTCAAGTAGTCATCGCTGACCGCTTGGACCTTCTTTTTGGTTGTCCTGAACTTCTTATAGCCGATGGACGCTCCGTATTTGGTAGCGCCCACTTTGTAGAGAAGATAATCCAGGGATCGAACGTCGAACATCCTCCTCAAGTCTTTCAACTCAAGGATGAAGTTCAATATCGAGAGACCGTCGTTCACCTTAGGTAACAAGCCCTCGAGGGCGCTTTGAGTTACCTGAGCCGGGACAGTAGCCAACGTCGGCAGGTTTGCACCTGTCGGATACGTTGCTACCATATAACCGTTCGGAACATGACGTACATAATCCCATAACCTCTGGGTGGGTACAGTACTCCTCTTACCCTGGTCCCACGCGTTAGCGTAGGAACCAGGTGAGTAAGGATTATACCCTCCATGAGACCACGGTTCAAGTATGACTTCTCGACGATAAGTTCGAACGTCTTTGCATGCCTTCTCCCGTTGAACGGGGAGAGGATCATCGACGATCGTTCTATTCGTGGATTCGTTTCCCCAGGAGAATTCGTACGTGGATATAACTCCATTTAACGATTCAAC